ACCTAAAGAAGAGGATATCGCTATGGCTGACGAGCCGATCGCTGAAGAAGAAAAGACAGATGAAGAAATTGCGAAAACGGTTGGTCGAGCACTAATTGCCGACCGTAAGCGATGTGCAGAGATTCGGGCCATTTGTGCAAAGGCAGGTATCGAGCGTGCGGTAGCTGATGCTTTGTGCAATGAGGGCTGTTCGCTAGACCATGCACGCAAGCAGGTGTTAGAGCGAATGGAAACGAACAATAAGCCAATTGGCACATCGACAGAAACGGTCCGCGTCGTAGGCAGCGAAGTCGATCGATATAACGCGTTGGCCGGTGCGGCCATTACCAGGGCAGCGTTCCAGAGTGCTGGACTTCGGGCGGTAGCTACACTGCCAACGCCGGTCGAAGGTGAGTTTCAGCATATCAGTCTACGTCGCATTAGCGAGCGATTTGTCGAACGAATGGGCGGCAAGATCGACCGCATGGCTCCGAAAGATATCGCATTGATTGCGATGGGCCATCCGGGCACGATGGGACGATTCAACATCACTCGGGAAGCGTACCACAGCACTGGTTCGTTCGCCAATTTGATGCTCGACGCCGCCAACAAAACGCTGCTGGCTGCGTATGAAGAGGCACCGTACACATGGCAGGTATGGGCACGGCGAGCGTCCTCGGTGCCTGACTTCAAGAACATCAATCGCATTCGGTTCAGCGAATCGCCGAACCCAGAGCACGTTCCAGAGAATCACGTTTATCCTGAAGGAAAAATGAGTGATCAGAAGGAAACGTACAACGTCGAGAAGTACGGTTCGCTGTTCACTGTCACTTGGGAAACGGTCGTTAATGACGACCTCGATGCGATCAGCCGCATTCCAGCCATGCAGGGCACAGCTTGCCGCCGTAAGCAAAACGAGGCTGTGTACAGCGTACTGACAGCAAATGCCAACCTCGGAGACGGTGGAGCGCTATTCAACGCAACCGCACAGACCACGGCAGGCGGACACGCTAACTACGTCGCGTCCGGTGCGGCTCCGAGCGTGACAACGCTGAACGCGGCGTTTGTTTCGATGATGACGCAAAAGGGTGTTGGCACAAGCGGAGGCAACGGGCCTGTGCTGAACATCGTCCCGGCGTACCTGATCGTTCCTGTAGCGTTAAGTGCAACAGCACTTGAGCTACTCGGTTCGATGGCACGACCTGAGGTTGGTGGCAGTGCGGCCGGTAACAGCAATACGCTGAACATTTACGGGCCGAACGGCGGGCGAGCGTTGACGCTGGTGGTTGAGCCAGTGCTAGACGCTAACAGTGCCACTGCGTGGTACTTAGCTGCACGCAATCAGCAAGTCGATACGGTTGAACTTTCATTCTTGCAAGGCGAGGAATCGCCGGTGCTAGAGAACGAATGGGACTTCGATCACGACTGCTATAAGTACAAGGTTCGCCAAACATTCGGCACGGCGGCGATCGATCACCGTGGATTGTACAAGAACAACGGAGCATAACACGCGACGGTTAGTGCGAGGTTGTGGTTGTCAGTTGGTGAACAGTTTCCGTCGCGTTCTGTAAAAACGCGGCTACTTTTAGCGTAGCGGACGCGATGACCGCTAAGAATTTTTTAACAAAGGAAAATTAGGATGGCTGGTATTCAGGATTACGTTGAGTTTTGCGAAGACTTTTTGGGGCCTCAAACTCTTACGGCTTCGCCAACAAATAGTGACAACTGGGACATTGCCGATACGTCTTCGGCTGGCACACCGACATATACAGTTGGTGGCACGAACGGTGAAGCGACGCTTGCGTTTGATTCACAGTCTGAAATTCAAAACGTCTGCCTGTTTCAAAGCGACGTATTGAACTGGGACATTGATCAACTGATTCATGTTGAGTTTCGCGTAAAGGTCACAGCGGCCGCTGGTGGCGTATTGGACTCGGCTACTTCGGTCGCGTTTGGTATGGCGACAGCCCGCAATGATGCAATCGATTCGATTGCTAGTCATGCCTCGTTTCGTGCGATCGGCAGCAATGCAATCGTGTGCGAAACGGATGATGCCGTGACGGACAAAGACGACATTGCAACAGGCGTCAGCTTCGTTAGCGGAACCTACAAGCGATTTGTGATCGACTTCCAGGACACCGCTGATGTCAAGTTTATCATTGACGGCGCTCGCGTTGCATCATCGACTACCTTCGATATGAGCGGGTTCACAACTGGACTTCAGCCGTATTTGCAACTGCAGAAGACAGCAGACGCAAACACCGACAGTGTAACGGTTGACTACATTCGGATCGTCAGCAAGAGAACCTAAGGATTGCGATGACGCTACGTCAGACAATCGCGGACGATGCCATTACGGTATTTACTCGTACTGATGACTTCGCCGAATCAATTACTTATCACCCGTATCAATACGAGGGTGACGAAGCGAGAGATTCGCGGACGATCAACGCAGTTGTATTTCGTGAACAAATCGCTGTCCTATCACAGGACGGCGACGTCGTTGCCCCCATGTGGCAAGTTGCAGTTGCGAATGACGTTACCTACGGCATTACCAGCGACGAACTAGACATGGGCGGCGATCAACTAGAGTTTCCTCCGCGCGATGGAAAGCCAGCAGAGCGACGGACCATTACGCAGTTACTTATTCAAGATCATGGAATGCTAGTCCTTGAATGTCGGTAGAGATTCCATTAACGAGCCTTGCATTAACGGAATTTGTTCCGCGTGTGCGAGTGTGTCGGTACTCGGTGAGGGAGCGAATAGCACAAGAGATATTCGCACGACTGGAGTTGCTGACAACAGGTTATTCCGATTGTCTGACAGTGAGCGAAGTGATACGACCGACGAGGATGGGAGGCTTCACACCGCAACACTTACAGATCGTATTGACGCTATCGGATGGACAGATCGATCCAGAGTTGATGTGCCCTGGAAATCCCCCTGCGATAGCTCATGTGCAGCAGTACAACATCCGCTGCCATGTGATGCCGAGCGAAAAGGACTATGTGATAGCAGACGAAATAATCAGCACGATGACTGCAGAAGTCGAGCGGGTTGTATGCGACGAAACATTATATCCTCAGTGGCATACGATGGGCGACCTAGCAATTAACAGCATGTTTGGTCCGTTGGAAAACATCGACCCGGACGGCAGTTACATCGGGGCTAATATGCCAGTCATTGTGACGTACAGGACTGACGAAGGCAATCAATTCAACGTGAGAGCGTAAACAATGGCACTAGCTGCAACACATATTAATTCATACGTCACGGTATCATCGGCCACGACATCGGACCACCTTACACTTTCACCGGACCATGAATACAAGCTTTCGTTCACTAGTGCAGGTGCGTTCGTCGTGGCACTACAAGAACTGGCGGGCGACGGCTCGACTTGGGTAGCAGTACACGACTGCGATGGGGCGGTGATTATCGACAGCACTACTGGCCGTCAAACTGTAATAGTTGTTTCTGGACAATACAGAATCGACGCTACCACGTACAACGATCCGATCACGATGTGGGCGAGGCAGGTGTAGTGCGATGATGTATCTACAGGTTGACCAAAGCCAAATATCGCGGTTAGCGGCGGTAGTCGGAAGTACTGGCAAGGAACTGCGTAAACAGGTTTACATTGCGATTAATGCAGTAGCAACGAAAACGAAGTCAGGCATTGCGAAGAAGTTATCGCGTGACCTGAACCTTAAGCAGTCGATCGTCAAGCGAGCCGTAAGAATATCGCGTAAGGCAATGCAAACCGACCTTTCGGCGGAAGTGGAAGTAAAGAAGGATAAACGATTCAACCTGACGAGTTTTGGTGGCACGCAGCAAACGTCCGAAGGCGTATCGTACAAGGTGTTGCGAGGCGGAGCGACGAAGATAGCCAAAAGTGCATTTACAGTCAGGCGGTTCGGCGACCGCACATTCAAACGCGATGGAAAAGAACGCGGACCAATTAGCCAGCTACGCGGACCGTCGCCTTGGGGCAGGTTTGTTGTCGGCAAAATGATGACGCCTGTAGCCGAAGAAACCGTCGGAGAGCTAAAAAAACAAATTGACCGACGAATTAGATTCCTAAAACTAAAGCAAGCGGGGACCATTTGAGATGCCACTACTACGACGCAAACGAGTGCTCGCTGCTGCTATTGAAACCACTATCGGAACTGCTGAGACACTCGATGCAAGTGACGCTGCGTTCAACGTCTACAATGCGTTAATCAATCCGAACATTACAATGATTCAACGTGAAGGTCAGGGCAGTTTTAACTACCTGACGCCGATTCCTTCGGGCTACTCTGGTACCGCTACTTTTCGAACATATTTGGAATGGGACGGCACAGCGACAGAGCCAGCGTGGGCTGAGACATTCCTGCCAGCTTGCGGTTGGGTCAAGTCAGGTCAAGTGTACACGCCGCGATCGGAGGCACCAGGCTCGAACGTCAAGACGCTGACGATAGGATTATACGAGGACGGCGTTCGCAAGTCGCTAGCAGGCTGTGCCGGTAGCTTTGTGGTCACGTTGCCGACTGGCAATCCAGGTTATATCGACTGGACGTTCTTAGGTGTAATTCAAGATGAGGTAGACGAAGCGATACTAGCTCCGACATACCCAACGGACAAGCCGATGCGGTTTGCGGGTGGTCTAGCTGAATGGAACGACGTCAACTTGTGCGTATCGCAAGCGACGATCAATAGCGGCAACAACGTCATCCTGCGAGAGTGCCCCACGACTGAAGCGGGTTACATATCGGCGATAATCACTGATCGCAGGCCGACCATTAACGTCGATCCGGAAGCGGTCACTGTAGCCGCTCAGGGCCGTTGGGCCGCATGGTTAGCGATGACTGAGTACGCACTAGAGCTAGACATCGGCGGGCCTGGAAATAGCGTATTGAGTTTCGACGCACCCAAGGCGACAATCATCAATAAGCAAGAGGGCGACCGCAGCGGCATGGTAGTCGATGAAATCGAGTTTCAAGCCAATAAGAACGCCGCCACGCACGACCAAGAATTATCAATCACATTCACCGCAGCAACCTAGTATATGCCAGCCTGTTTAGAACCTAACGTCAAGTTTGCCATAGTCCTAGAGTTCGATAAAGACAAGCCGAAGGAAACGCAACCAGCTTTCTTTGTGCGAGCATTGTCATCCAGGGCACAGGGCAAACTGTCCGACGATGTTGACGCAGCGATCCGACACGAAACGACGCAGGAAATCAGGCAGGCCACAAAAGATCTGCTTTTGCAAAACGTGACGGGCTGGGTCAATATGGGTGACTACAAGTTTCCTGATGACATTGACGATGTGTGCTCCGTGCAGGACATGCGAGAGATATTATTCAAACTGCTCGCTAGTTCCTACGTGCAGTACGAAGAAAAAAAAAGCTAAGAATAGCAGCGTTGATTCGCCAAGGTGCATTGTGTCGAGCATGTAGTGATACGCAGTGCAGAACGCCTGGAAGTGAACAAGAGCCAATTGAAATAGACTGCCCAGCCTGCGACGGCGAGGGGTGTGGTCAGTGCGATGATGGAGTGGCACGCGTCACCACATGCCCCAACAAATACTGCCAGGATGTTGCGGGCGTGGTAACGATGAGTGACTTTATCGAAAAGGGATTACTGCCAGTTGTCGGAGGTGTACTCGATCAATCCGCGTGGCTGTTGCATGCAGTCAGGATACTC